GGCACAGGCACAGGCACAGGCACAGGCACAGGCACAGGCACAGGCACAGGCACAGGCACAGGCACAGGCACAGGCACAAGAACCAGCACAAGAACCAGATTGGAACAGGTTGCTGGGACAAAACTGGTTTCAAACACAGGAACAAGAATTGTCGCAAATACTTAGACGAACACGGGAAGAAGCAATGATTCATGCCGATGTACGAAAATTTGTGGAAATATGGAACCGAATACAGTCCGATTTTTATGACGCGATACGTAAAATGGAGAGAGAGAAAGATCTCATGACAGAACAAACATGGAATCAAATGCGGATACAAATTGGTGTCAATTTTAACGAACAAAAAATTAGTTTTTCAAAAGTCGTCGACCAGTTTCATGAGAGAACAGGCCCACAGCAAATGTCGGATTATCAAGAGTAAATCTCTGTCATACAGAGATTAAATCGCAAAAAATGATTTTCTGTGTAAACAAAGAGAAAAAACGATCATGACAACAAAACTGTTTGAAATTATAAACAACGACATATTGCTCGACATTTTTTCGTTTTTGTGTGCGAGTTCTCTCAGATGCGTCATGTTGAAAACATCGACAAAAATTTTCAACAGAATTAGAAACAAAAAAATAGTGGTCAATCTGGTAAACAGTGGCGACATGAAGGAATTTGATGTCATCAGAAACACCGTGTTCAACGTGAACATAACATTTTTCTCTGACATACTCCCATTGTACGTTTTGTATGACCTAAACAAAGTTGTGGGTTTGAGTCAAAAGGTGGGACATTTAATGATGCAGGAGCGAATTCTCTCTGTGGACTATAGCAATTCCAACATCGATGATGTTTATCCATTTGAGGACATTCCTGTCGTCATACTGAAAAATTGCGAAAATCTTAAACATGTCCATCCATTGTCAAAATGCCACACAGTGATATTGCACGGGTGTAAAAAAGTGACGGACGTTTCTAGTTTGCGCAATGTCCACACACTTGACATCAGAGGAACCAGTGTGGTGGACATATCCAAGCTGGGAGGGGTCAAAAATCTCATTCGGTGAAATTGTGTTTTATGCAGTTTGCCACAGAATTGCGATAAAATTTTCTCATGTCACTGCCATGAAATCGTGTTCATTTGTGTTTTTAGGTATAAAAATCATACCTAAAAACATTCAAAATGTCGACACTGTGTATGTTTGTATGTGCAAACATCGGCACCTGAACGACCATTGACAATATTTCTGTATTAACAGAAATATTGTCGACAATATCCGCATGGGTGTGTTGTGACACGTAATATGGTTTTTCGAAAGAATTTAGGTATGAATTTTATACCTAAATTCTGTAATAACGGTCTAAAATTGATTATCTGTCAATAAATCAATCACAATTTCAAAATGCAAACATACAGAGATCTGTTCGACATATGTATCAACAATGAGGAAACTTCTGTCATTCCGTTTCTCACAGAGGCTTGGAAGGGTAAAGACAAACAGGAATCACTTTTCAGACTATTCGCTTACCTAAACCTGATACAGGAATTTAGACGACATGAAATATGTGTGGGAAATTTTAACATTGGAACAATTAAGCCATGCGTGGATCGCTCCAAATTGTTTGAACAATGCCTGAAAGACAAGGGTGACAAATCGGATCTGACACTGATGAGCGACACGACCATACTTGTCACGACATCAAAAAATTTAGACAAATACGGAATTGGCGACCTTGACATTGACAGCCTCCTTGCGATTTACGATAAAATTTACAAAACAAGCGAAAAGTCGTTGCGGTTATGTGTGGTTGTCCGTGACAAAAATGTGTTGCGTAATCTTGTCAGAAACAGCGAAAAGTCAAGCGCGAGAATATCAGAACTCATTCTGAGACCTAACACATTAATTTATGATTGGTCTGACCTAAATTTGTGGTACAATGTGTGCCGAAAAACATACTCAACAAAAACTTTGTCAGACATAACACAAACGACAAAACCACCACTGGTGTGTCGATTTCATCAGGAAATTGGAATCACAAAAACATTGGAACTGTTTAAAAAGGGAAACAAGTCTGTTCTGTGGGGACACATTCCGCGAAGTGGTAAAACATACATGATGGGTGGTTTAATCATTGCTGATGGGGGAAACAATTATTTGTGTATATCGACAGCGCCATCAGAAACAACACAACAATATATGGAAATGTTCTGTAACCACAGTCAATTTGGCGGTTATACCATAATTTCTCTCACAGGAAAGGATAAGAAACCAAGGCTTGGCAGAAAAAACATCATCGTGGTCTCAAAACAATACCTACAGTCAAAGGGTGTGAGACGTGGCAGTGAGGAAAAACGGATAAAATGGCTGATGGACATAAAATTTGACGGTCGTTTTCTCGATGAGAGCCACAATGGTGGTGTGACAGAATTATCACAGGGAATACTTTCCGTGTATGGAAAAGATTCGCCAACTGTATTTATCACAGCCACGTATTTTAAACCACTGAACACATACAACATTCCAGAGGATGCGTGGATTTTGTGGAATATGGAGGACATTAGGTTGTGTAAAACAGAAAATCGCAACGAATTAGTAAAAAAACATGGGGACATCGTTTCTGAGGTGGTGCAAAAATACACAGGGGGACAATTACACGACGAATATGACCTATACCCTGAATTACATCTTCTCACATGGGATTTTAATCCAGAGGCGAAATGCGAACTTGTTGAAATTACCAACAGCACAAAAGAGGGCTTCTCAACTGACGCGATTTTTCTCCTCAAACACGACGGTCACAAGGCGTTGCACGAATTTCAGAATGAAGAAATCGTCCTGAAATTGTGCCGCACTCTGTTTGAAAAATCGAGCACACCACAGTGTGGTATGTTTTCTAAACACAGTGACAGTTTTCTCAACAGAATAGAAAAAATTTGCAAAAATGGTCGCATAAATTCACGATGGTTTTCTGTTGACGAACCTCTGACCATAATGTGTTATTTGCCTTGTGGTTTGCAGAATTGCCCGCTTGATGCCATACAAGATACACTGAGAGTGTTAATGGAGAGGAATAATATTTTGCCTGACTTTGAGATCGTCTGTGTAAGCAGCCAACTGAACAGAGGAGAAAATCCCGTCAAAATAATCGAGGACGCCAGAACGATTACCAGAAATAAACGCAAAAGTGGTCTTCTCGTTTTAAGCGGAAAACAATGCAGCATGGCGGTTTCCCTTAGTCACTGCGACATTGTATTGATGCTGAATAACACAGAAAGCATGGACACGTATTACCAAATGATGTTCCGATGTTTGACAGAAGCATCTGGTAAAAAATGTGGATTTGTCGTTGATTTGAACCTTCAACGTGTCACAAGTGTGATGATGGATTATGCATTGAAGGTGCATGGTGATTGTGGTGCAATGAGGGCGATTGGTTACGTTCTTGAACAGCGACTTATTCTGCTAAATTCGGACGAATGGCTTCGCGATTATTTTGAGATAACATCAATCGATGTTGACGCGATCGCGTCAAAACTTTACGAAATATACACAAGCAAACCATCAAACGCCATAGAATCCATTCTCAAAAACCTTGACCTGAAAGTGGACATTTTTGGTAAGGATCAGGCGATTTTCAACGAGATCTTTTATGTGCCATCAAACGACAGAAAAATAAAAAGAATTGTGTCAGAACTGACAAAGGAAACAGAAGTGGAAAAGGGTATGGAAAAAATACGAAGCGACAGTGATTCTGATATGTCAAACAAAACACATGAGGAGAAGAGAAATGTCAATCTGATGACAGATGTAATGCGTCATCTTGTGCCCCTGATTTGCCTTCTTACAATTGACAATGATAAAGAAACGACTTTTTCCGCCATGTGCGATGAATTGAAGCGAAATGGAGAGAAAAATGACATTTTTATGGATCAAATCGGAACATGGTGGGGTTCAGATTTACTGAAATCGGAAAAAATTATCGACGTGTTTAGGCTCATCTATGATATGTATTTGGTAAACGTACAGGAATTCAACCTCATCGTTGCACGCCTCAAGGAAATGTTTAATATTGCGAAAACAAACCCATCGGAACTTTCCAAAATAATTGACCGATATCTTACGCCACAGGAAATGGAACGGAAAAATAACGCGGAAGTATCGACTCCGTATTTTTTGCGTCAAAATATGCTTGATACAATTCCCAAGGAATTTTGGACCAAACCAAGGCGGGTGTTTGAACCATGCGCAGGTAAGGGAGGGTTTCTGCTGGACATAATTGCACGGTTTAAGAATGGTCTTGTGGATTTGTATCCTGATGAAACAGAGAGGTATAGGTGCATAGTGGAGGAGTGTTTATACTGGAGCGACATAAATCCAGTGAATGTGTACATATGCCGGTTGTTACTATCACCATTCGGTAATCACAATTTAAAATACAATTTAGGTGACACTCTGAAGCTAAACACGAAAGAAAAGTGGGAAGTAGAAGAATTCGATGCCGTCATAGGAAACCCACCGTACTCAACGGATCCATCCAAAAAGGACACAAAACCTCTGTATAATTTGTTCATTGAGGCATTTGTGGACAAATGTCGGTATCTTCTATTTGTTACACCATCGCGATGGTTTTCTGGAGGAAAGGGTTTGGATAGGTTTAGAAGGATGATGCTAAGTAGACAGGATATCAGAACAATAGTGCATACGGACAATGCGTCTGTGTGGTTTGGTAAAATGGTAAATATTATGGGTGGTTGTTCTTATTTCCTGATCGATAAGAAATATCATGGTGTGACTGACTTCAATGGGACACTGTGCAAAATGGACAAGTACGACATTTTTGTAAAACCAAAATTTCACGGAATTGTGGACAGAATGATCGGGTATGAATCTATAGAGAAAATCTACATGAACAGAGGTTTTTACGGAATGGAGACAAACGACAGGCGTCTAAAAAATATAGGAAAAATCAGAGTGCATGTATCACTACAGAAAAATAAAAACCGTGTGATGTTTGTGGATGAGTATGATTTTGAAAACAAAATGACACACAAAGTAGTGACTGCGAGTGCAAATGGTTTGTGTCCAAAATTTGGAAATTACAAATGTGTTCTGAAACCAGAAGAGATATACACCAATAGTTATGTCGGATTTATGGTAAAAAATGAACAAGAGGGAAAATTCCTGATATCCTATCTTAATTGCAAATTACCCAATCACATGCTTTCAATACGTAAACTAACACAGAACATAAATACAAGCACAATAAAGTGGATTCCTTTGGTACCACTTGACAGGATATGGACGGACGAATCCGTATACGCTTATTTTGACATGACACCAGAAGAAATACAATTAATACAGTAACAAATAACAAATTGATGGACCAAATTTTTACACACATGTGTGTAAAAATTTATATATTTTTCCAAAAACGATCTCTGAACAAACGTAAATTTTTTGTGTTAATCTCTGTTTTACTGACGGCAAGTGCCATCTTTATTCTGTTAAACATAGGACTTCTAAGAAAATTTATTAATTCTCTGTGTTCATCAGGAAAACACACGATACCGGAACACCATTCTGTCAGACCATAATCTCCATCTCTGTCACTAACGAGACCGGTTGTCATACCACTCCCATATATAACTTTTGATACACCAAAATGTCCGTTGTCTCGTGTTGATGACCACAAAGTTTTCATTTCATTTTTACAACTGACAGAATACACGCATGGATGAATGCATTTTAAACTTTTTGTCTTCGATATATGAGATTTATCAGAACCATACGCCGATCGATCCTTTATTATTTCGCATTTTTCATCATCACAATTGGCCAGCATGGACTTTATTTCTGTAAACATAAAGTTAGGTATGAATTGCCACTCTGGTAGGTATATTTCTGTTTTCTCTCCAATCTCATCAACTACAATTGTGTTGAAGAAAGGCTTCACCTTCTGTAGTGTGTACCAGTCATACCGTGTTGTGCACTTAAATGTTTTTAGGCCGTCCTTGATGCCGTGAATTTCTAGGTACAACATTTGGTGTGGTTTCATCAGGTTTAGGATTTCATGGTTTACTTGTCTCCACAGTGACGGATGTACATATGTGATGTAACCGTTTTCACACACCCATTCAGTTAGTGCTTTTTTTACAAACGAAGTCCACAGAGTGTGTCCCTTTCCCTTGTTTCCACTGGCGTCGTTGTACGGTGGGTTTCCTATGACGGCATCGAATTCTTCTACTTCCCACTTTTCTTTCGTGTTTAGCTTTAGGGTGTCACCTAAATTGTATTTTAAATTGTGATTGCCGAATGGTGATAGTAACAACCGGCATATGTACACATTCACTGGATTTATGTCGCTCCAGTATAAACACTCCTCCACTATGCACCTATACCTCTCTGTTTCATCGGGATACAAATCCACAAGACCATTCTTAAACCGTGCAATTATGTCCAGCAGAAACCCTCCCTTACCTGCGCATGGTTCAAACACCCGCCTTGGTTTGGTCCAAAATTCCTTGGGAATTGTATCAAGCATATTTTGACGCAAAAAATACGGAGTCGATACTTCCGCGTTATTTTTCCGTTCCTTCATCTGAGGAACAAAATACCTGTCTACCATTACAGACACAGCATTGGGATCGTTTTTCGTCACGCTAAAAATCTCCCTCATACCAGAGGCTAATTCCGCGTCCTCAAATTTTTCCACAAAGTTAATACCAAAACCTGTTTCAATCATTTTGTCATCATCAAAGTTCGTTTAACTATAAAAATGAATTTTTAAAAAATGTCACCAAATTTATCACAAATGACATCCATAAAACACAACAATGATGAAACGATTTTTCCGCTGTTAGAATTTATACCGAGCATAGACTATTCCAACTTTGGCATTGATAAATTGAGAGAAATATGTAGGAATAGAGGAATTAAAAATTTGTGCGAGAAAAAAGAGGACATCGCATCTTTTTTACAGAGTGTGTCGTGTCCGGTGTATAAAAATAAGGCAAAAAATGCAAAACGAGTTGCATCGCTTTTTTGCGGTTGTGGTGGTTTAGACTACGGATTTGTCACAAATCCACTCTACAAGGTGATTTACGCAAACGACAACGACATGGAAGCATGCAGGACATATGAACACAACTACGGAATTAAGACAAATTGCTCTGACATATGCACTGTAACAAAAATTCCTGATTGCGACATCGTGATCGGAGAATTCCAATGTTCCCATCTCAATGAGACATACAAACCAAGCGCTGTCCTCGCAAAAATCATCGATCTTTTGGCCAAAAAATCACCCCAACCGCACTATATTATTTTTGTGACACATAGGTTTATTCTTTCTTCTGGAGGGTATGAAAATGCCACCATGCGGAAATCAAAAACGGGAAGACATTTTTCAGGTATTTTGAAAAAATTCACAGACATTGGCTACAAAATGTCGTTTGACATAGTAAAATTTGAACGTTACGACATACCACAACATCGTGAGCGTGTGATAATTTTTGGAGTCCATAATGGTGTGGAATTTTCTCCCTGTCTTGACAAGCCAAATAAAAATCGCTTTGTGTTGTCTGACGCAATTGGAGATCTTCCTCTCGAATACGATTATACCAAACAGCACATTGGAATGTTTGGTGGACGTTCCAGACATAAACATTGCGATTTAAACTTGTGCTGGAATGAGACACCAAAATGTCTCTTTTTTACAGACGGAGCGACCATTGATGAAGCTGTGTATTTACATCCGTGTGACAAAAGAAAACTTACGATACGAGAATGTGCGAGAATACAGACATTTCCTGATGATTTTAAATTTTGCGGAAGTATGAAGTCAATGTACAGACAGGTGTGTTGTGCATTTCCATGCGCGTTTTCTATACGACTTTCCAAAATGTTTGAGACGGCACCATAATTTTTTACACAACTAATTGTGTAAAAAATGTGTAATTTAGCGATTCGCGTGCTTTAGTCTTTTTAAACCAAAAAGTTTCAACACACGGACATCACACAACGCTGAAATGTCCAAAACTTTTGTGTGTGACAAATCAAGCTCATGAGCGTTACCAAGCATTGACACGTCTGACACATTGGTGTGTGACAAATTTATTTTGTGTACATTTCCGAGCATGGAAACATTTACAATACACGTTCCACTCAGGTTTAGCACATGATTGCCACCAAGCGCGGAAAAATCAGTCACATTTTTGCAATCAGATAAATTTAGGTCATATATGTTACCAAGCATGGAAACATCGTGCACTCTCGTGTTGGAAATATTGAGGGAGCGCACGTTGTGAAAAAATGAAGCGTTTATCACATTTGTCAGTGACACATCGAGAAATCGAGTGGATTTTATTTTGTCATAATTTATCAGGTTTTGACATCCAGACACGTTTAGGACGCGAACATCTCCGATCAATTCCATGTTTACAAATCCCTTACAATTTATCAGATTAAGACGATAAATCCCGTTCAATTTGCCAAGATCGAATGGGATTGTACAGTCTGTTATGCTCACACTGTGAGAATTTCGCAATGGCGAAACATCAGCATAAATGTCGCATGTTCGAAATGACAAAATTTTTACACCAGAGAGAATAGACAGGTCCTGTATTTCACACCCACCGATTTTGAACTCATAAACTTTTTTCAGCTCAAACATTCTTCTGATTGGGTATTTTTTGTTTAGAACAGTGATTGACCTGTGAATCGCGATGTTTTTTCTGTCTCCGTCTATACATTTACGACCCATAGACTCGTTAAACCGAAAACGTGCAAATGGAAAGCGCCGAATTTTGATGAAATCGGCTTCCTTATTTATGTTCAAAACTAATTGACACCATTTGAAAATTCGTGTACAATTTTCAGGAATTTTTAGCATCAACTTGTCGATATCCTGTTGCGTCATAAATGACAGGATAATTTTTAGAACATCTGCGTTCAAATTGCATACATTTTTTCTGTTTGTCGACATTGTTGACAAATCAGTCTAAATTTTAATGCTAAATCAATTTTGTCGTTTGGGTTTAAATTTGGTTGGTTTTTACGAAGGGTGTGGTATGCAAATGCCATAAAAAGTATGTTTTTAGGTATAAAAATCATACCTAAAAACATCAAAACTACCCCTCCATCGGCTCAATCACAAGTTCAAAACCATGCCGTCAAAATACTTATGCGTGTCTGTTTCCAGAGGTTGTCCGAGCATCTTGTTTCTGGTTTCTCTGTCAAACAAATAACCCCTGTATTTTATGGTGATGACATCCTCTTTCTTTGGGAGTTTTTCAAAAATAATTCGTATGTCAATCTGATTATACATAGCCATGAACGTAATCAGTGTTAATTCCTCTACCTGTTCCGTTTTTTTATCACTTATGACGACTTGCATACTTGTTTCGGCATCACCAGTGAAGTTATGTCTTATGGTGTCAATCATGTCGACATTGCGTGCGACTTTAATGTCGTAAAAATATTTTTCGCCGTCCTTGTGAAGACATTCGGTGTTAAAAAGTTCAATAACGTTTTCCATCTGAAAGGACACACCGGAACAACCACCATCCATTTTGTTGACGAGACATAACATTGCCTCATTCATGGAAAGTTTACGGTCGTCGTGGTGGATTCTAACACCATCGATAAATTCTGAAATGTGCATTTTTCTTTATTGAATAATTTTCTTTAGAATAAAATTTTAATCGACAAAGTATTTCCTGATTAATTTGACGAGGAATGCTTTTTGTTGGTCTGTTTAACAGACATTTCCAAATTTAAAATGTCCACAGGAGTTTATATGAAACGTCTTGAAAGAAGTGTTTTTAGGTATGATTTTTATACCTAAAAACATCAAATGTCATGTTTGCATGCCTGTTTCAATTAGTAATGACAGCATATATGCTCATGGACGTCCGTTTCCAATGTGTCAATTTCAGTCTAATTTTTCTACCGAACAAATAACTTTTTATTTATCGTGACAATGTCGCCATCTTCGAAAAATATAATTCGGCATGATGACCATTAAAGCAATAACGATGTGTGTGTTGTCTGTTTGCGAATGTTTTGACAGCACAACGATTTCGAGTAGTTATGGTGACACATATCAATTCTGTTTATTTTGCATGTGTGAATTTCTGTTTCATTAACGGAAAAACTTAGTTTGTTCAAACCAACTGATTGTAATTTTTTTATGCAATCTTTGCATGGACTACTGTTCTGGTATATCAGAATATCATCATCCGACTGGTTTATGCGAACAACACCAATGGAATATTTTTTCAACTTTCGGCGTGTTTTGTCGGGATTAGACTTTATGATGTGTATTTTTACAAAGCTGTTGAGAAATTTTACGAGAACGTCGATTTCGGCGTGTATGCTACACGTAAAATTTCCCATATATTTGTTGCGTTGATTGGTGTTATATCCACTGCATATCAAACGTCGTCCTTGAAATATCACGGCGCCATGTTTGTGTTGCATTGGTGATAAAAGACTTTTTTCGGACGCAAACGATAAAAGTCTCCGATATTTCTTGCTGTCATACAATTTTTCCTGATTCATTGCCTATAATGCATTGTAATTACAGGAATGGCTTTTTAAGCTGAAACATGTTAATTTGATTATTGATAAGTTTCTGTTTTACAGAAACTTATTGACAAAATATTTTACGTGGGTGTTGACATGCGAAAGTGTTATTTTGAAGAAATTAGGTATAAAAATCACACCTAAATTAGTTACAATGGTTGTAATATTTAATCATGCAAATGCGCATGGTGAAACGTCAAAAAATGGGTATGCCTTTTCTGTGTCAACATGGAGACATCTTATGATGTGTCTATCAAGGTCAGCCTTTCTCATACTCTGCACTTCGTATCCCATTTCGCTAAAAAGGACCCTGTAAACGTTCGCGTGTTTGTTACCAACATATATCACACTGTTGAAAGGAGAATTAGGTTCATTTTCTGTTCTGAAAGTTTTAAACATCCGCGACATCAGGTATATATCCACCTTGTATGCAGATATTGGTATTAGGATCACGAGCAGAGTTCTAACAATCTCGTCCACTGGTACACCCTGTCTCATCAACATATACAATTCCACACGTTTTTCATGAATTTTTGGCCCAAATATTTCAATCGCATCCAACAACCATTCTCTTTGTCTTTCTGTTAATTTATCGAGATCTTTTCTGACTCTTTTAGTTATTAGATATTTCTGTATGTATTCTCCGATTTTCATATTTGTGTCCGCCAGAATTTTTCCTACCGTTTCGGAAATGTGCTCCTCATCTTTCCCAGTAATTTCTCTTTTGGAAACTTCCACAAGATAGTCTATGAATTTGTCAAGAAAATCATCACTATTTGGACGAACATCGATTGCATGAATTCTCGCATTGTCGATACGTCTGTATGGCCTTTGTGTTCCTTTGATGGGTGGTATGTGATCCTTCAATTTGTTGTAAATTTTCGTTATGTAGGAGAAATCATTATCATCATGTGTAAATGCACTTGTGTCATGCGGCAATTCCACAAATAGATCGAGAAAAACCGGAGATGTTTCTATCAATGCTGACAGAAAATCCTGTATTTCCATTGTTTTGTCAGGATTTTTCCCTTCACTCGGCAACATACTGCAGTCGTTTTTTTCTCCGTGTAATTCTCCGATAATGTAAACATATGAAGTTATATTGTCCTTATCTGTGTATGTGTGTTTTGTCATTGTCGCTGGACCGCTTATATATTCTGGTGTTGGCGGAGTTTTTGTGAGCCAGTTGTGTAGGCTTGTTCTTGCTGCCGAATTTAACACAAAATCGACGTCCTTGTGGTCACAGGTGATGTCCTCACCGTTTCTTCCGTTTTTGGAGAGACAATCGGAAATTGTCCCTGTTTTTAGAAAACATGCATCAAATGTCATTTATTATGTGACAACAATTGGACAAAAACTCCGCGATTCTCAATTTCATCAAATGTTGCTCATTTGATGAAACAAACGTCAAAAGTAAAATTGAATTTAAAGATTTAATTTTGACAAGAAACAAATGCCACGTATTTCATCAAAAACTATTGAGACAAAAAAAGCAACAGCTGAATTTCTCAACGAAGTTAAGAGAGACAGGTTAAACCATGTTCTTTTGTGTATAAAGATTGTTCTCCCATTTCGCGACAGTGAAAGAGAAGACAACAGTAATTTTGCAAGGGATTACAAATCTCTTTGCAAATTTTACTATAATTTGACCAGGGATCCCTCTGGTGAAGAGATGGATAAATTTCTTGACAACAATCCGTGTTCGAAAAATTTTGACGATGTGATGGATTGGTGTGACAAACGCATTGTCAGACATCATCTCATAATGGCATTGATGATATGTCACGGTCGTGAAATAAATATGGAATGTGTTTCAACAGTGAGGGGAGGAAAAAAATTCGGTGACAATGAGAATGCTGTCAGAGCACTTGACATTGACATAAGGGACGAAGTATCTCTGAGTGTGGAGATGTTGAAGTCGATTGATCATTTTGACAGTAAAGATGACAGGGATTTTGTAAACAGTTTCTACGGTCACGTTATTGACCTACCAAGCAGAGAAAAAGAATTGGAAAGGATAAACAATTATTTTTACGAGAAAGTGTCGGATGATGGATATGGCGCGGTTGACGATTTGAAAGATAAATCGTCAAGCATATTTAAACACATTTACGTCAATTCTAACAAGTTTGAGGATTTGAGAACAATGTCAGAAAACGATGATCTGATTGAATACGCAAAAAATCTCATCAGAAAAGTTCGAGTGTCGGCCTATAGAAAAAATGGGCAGGAATGTTTTGTTGAACGGATAAAATGTGTGCTCAAGGACATTGGGGACAGAAGAGCAAATGATCCCATGGTGATTGAGAAAGTTAACAGGGTAAAAAATTACGAAAGATATGCTGAAAAAAGTGTGTGGCACGGAGAAATTGTGAATAAGCTTGAGGAGGCCTACCGTAAAACTGTCGAAAGTGCTAATCAGAAAATTACTGTCTGTAAAATGATGATTACGGCAGTTGGGTATTTGGAAAAAATAGAGAATTTTTTGAATGAATGCCTTAAAAAAGACGAGTATGACGGTGCGTATTTTTTACAGGGGTTCTCTAAAAAATTTTACTATCTTGAATCCCAGCCTGAAAACATTCTGAGATTTTTTCTAGAAAAATGTTCTGCGTGTGATTTAAGAAAGTTAATAACAAAAGTGTATGTCGAAAAAATTTCTGTCAAAAATGAACGGGTGAAAAATAAGGATTCGCCCCATTCGGCTGAAAATTTTGTTCTCACAATAATCAGAATGTTCAAATACAGGGATGTTTTTGGTATAAATTGTGCCGATAAAATAGAAGAAATCAACATCACAGAATTGATGAACAAAATCCCTGATTTTCGAGCAATTAACATTGATGATGGACAGGACACCGTCAATCACACCATAAATGATGAGGACACACAAAAAATTATAGCAATGGCAGAGGGGGAAAACAAACACAAAATCGTTTTTGCGATACGGATGACAAAGGAATTTTGTCTTAGGCCACAGGAACTCGTATCGATGACTGTGAACGATGTTGTGATTTACACAAACAGGGGAGAAATTCGCGACGTAATCGAATACGAGAATGGTTGTAGTAGGGGTTATAGGGGGACGTTGCAATCGCAATTGATGATAGACGATTACTCAACAAAGGATTATTGCGTTACGTCAAAAATTACGATTTTGGTGAAAAATGAAAATTTACGTGATATTTTTGTCGACAAAAATATGAGGAAAATTATATCTGACTACTTAAAATTAGTATATGGAGACGAAACACCAAACCCGACAGATTACCTATTTCCACAGAGAAACAAAAACAAACCCATAAGTGGTATGCAGTTGTGCAGGGAATTTAGACTTTTGCGTAAAAAATGTGGAATAACAGAAAATTTTTCGATATATAACTACAAACACACCAAAGTGACAGAATGTATTAATTCTGGCATGACTCTCTGTGATGTAGCAAAAATTGTGGGAAACATTGACGAGGAGACGGTGCAAAAATATTATTTTGTCGACACAATTGATGTCTCCAAAAAATCTCGAAAAATATACAAAACCACAGGAACACAATATGAAGCTACCATGACAGAACAATTTACACAAACATAGTTGACGCTTTTTTAAAATCACAGACATTCGCGTCTGTGATTTTATTTTCCCTCCAGTATCTCGCATAACGTTTTTTATCAAAATAATTTTTTTTAAATTATTTCTTGACGACAATAAAATCACAATATTTTCCAATGGCATCCATCTGCACTTCTAACGTCACAAGTGGGTTCATCGATCTCGCTACTTTCGATGAGATAGAGAAATACATGTATGGTGGCCCTGACGCCACTGTCTACTTCGTCCGCGAAGTTCGCAAGGCAACGTGGTTCACTCAGGTTCCCGTGGTCCTTTCCCGCGCATCTGGTCAGCCCGCTTTCGGTAATGAGTGGGGTGTCGCAATCTCTCGTGCTGGTGATTATCTTCTCCAGTCTTGGCTCCGTTCGACTGTTCCGGCTGTCACTTTGGCTGCCGGTAATCAGTTCGCTCCCAATGGTCGTCTCCGCTGGACCCGCAATCTGATGCACAATCTCTGCCGTGAGTGCTGCATCACCTTCAACGACCTTGTCGCCGCGCGGTTCGACAGTTACCATCTCGACTTCTGGGCTGCCTTCACGGTTCCCGCTGGCAAGCGCAACGGTTACAACAACATGATTGGTAATTTCAATGACCTCACTGGCCCTCACGCCGCTGGTGTCGCTATTCCATCCTTCACTCTCAATCTTCCCCTTCCTCTCTTCTATGGACGTGACAGCGGTGTCGCTCTTCCCACTGCCGCCCTTCCCTACAATGAAATGCGCATCAACTTCAGCTTCCGCAATTGGTCCGAGCTTCTTATCGTTGATAACATCGCTCCTCTTGCTGGTGCTATCACCAGTGCTCCCGCTCAAGTTACTGATTTGGTCGGAGGTGCTCCCACCATTGGCCAGACTCAGGTTTGGGCCAACTACGCCATTGTCTCCAACGATGAGCGTAAAAAGATGGGCTGTGCTCCCCGCGACATTCTCATTGAGCAAGTTCAGACTGCCCCACGTCAGACCTTCGCTCCCGCCACCAACCCCCAGCCAAGCTACGACATCCGTTTCTCTCACGCTGTCAAGGCTCTCTTCTTCGCCATTCGCAACACGACATGCGCGTCTGAGTGGTCCAACTACACCGCTGCTTCTCCCGTTGATAGCGGTGTTGTTGTCAATTTCAACCCGTCTGGCGCTGTTGATCCCATTCTTCAGACCTCTCTCATCTACGAAAACACCAACCGTCTCGCTCAGATGGGTTCGGATTACTTCTCCCTCGTCAATCCTTATTTCCATGCACCAGTCATCCCGATTGAGACTGGATTCCATCTGTATTCATACTCCCTTGACTTTATCGCCCTTGACCCCATGGGCTCGACTAACTACGGTAAACTCACTAACGTTTCCACTGTTCCGGAAGCCTCTGCTGGTGCCGTTACGGCTGCTGGTATCACTGCCGCAACCGCTAATCCAGTGGCTGGCCTCAATAGGGCTCAGACATTTGAGTGGGTCCTTACAGGAGTGAATAACAACGTTATTCGTGTCTCTGGTGGTGCTCTTGGATTTCCTGTGTTATGAGAACAGAAAAAAACCACATTACATTTTTATATTTCTCATCGAAATATAAAAAATTGAAAAATCTCCCAAGATTCACAGCAAACACAACAACATGAACGGATACATCTACAAAATTATCAACACAAAGACCGACGACATCTACATCGGTTCAACCATTCAGCAGATAAAAAATCGCTTCAAGGCACACAAAAGTAATGCAAAAATCGGAAAAACAGGAAAATTGTATGACCACATGCGTGAACATGGGATAGAAATTTTCTCTGTTGAGTTGTTGGAAAAATTCGAAATAAATTCCAAGGAAGATCTGGGAATTAGAGAAAGAAAATATCACGAGGAACTGAGACCATCCCTCAACATGAAGGCGCCCAACATTGTCGTCGACAAAAATTGTGGTAGAATTTATTGCATATTTTACACAGAGGATAAAACAAAAAATTACATTGGATCAACGACAAAAAATGTGAATGGCAGACTTGGTGATCACAAATCAGCATCAAATGACGGAACAACTCCTTTCTACAAATTTATGAGAGAACACGGCAAAGAGAATTTCGAAATCGAATGTCTGGAAGACGGCATACCAGTTGATCAGCTAATTATACGTGAAGATCACTGGATAAAAGAACGCAATCCGACTCTGAATAAAAATATAAATCTTTGTATCACAGACAAGGAACGCGATCGCCTAAAATATCTCAAAAACAGAGAGAAGCGCCTTGCACAGGTGAATGAGCGTCGTCTGTTAAAGAGAGACGAAATCAATGCGCAAAAAATGGAGCATTATTACGCAAACAAAGACAGAATTAATCAAAAAGACAAAGACAAACGTAAAGAATTGCGTGAGAAAGAAATCGTTCTGTATGAACAGAATCCTTTGTTTACAGAGGAAACACTCAGCCCATTCACCATATTTCAGCTGAAGGAAATCGCGCTACGATTCGGTCTCAACAAGGCTCCAAGATTAAAGCCAAAATTAATCGATCGAATTCTGACGGAGCAGAAAAGCCGATTTGCCACATGATTTTCACACACAGTCTGTGTTATGAACAAAAATTCCACATTTCTTACTCAATGGTAAGAAATTTGTATCGTCACAATAAAATTTTTTAAAATCTTGAACAAAAAGAAAGAAAGAATGTCAGAATATTCTGGAGCGACTACCAATTCATCTGGGTGCGCCTATGCCACCCTCAAGCGCTACAACATGGCTGTTCAGGGAACGACCCCTCCAGTTCCAGCCACAACAGTGCGTGGGCATTATATTGTTCCAGCTTGGAACTATCGTCCTGCGTATGACACCTTGGTCAAAGGGGGCTGTTGCGCCGGATACCCGAGCATCGGTCAGGCCTACGGAAAAGATGCTGGACAATGCAACCCAAAGTATGTCAAGATGCCGTGTGGTATGTAATTTTTTTTTTATTTTCTATTTATAAACAAATGGCACAATACAGCGATTGGTCTGGACCATCAGTACAAGGTGGTGCATGTTCTTATGCTACTTTAGGCAAATACAATGGTGGAACAGGTGGCATGGCTCTCCCTGATTCAAGTGCAAGCGCACGTTCTCAGCGCGTAATTCTCCCAAGTTTTTCACCCCCTCCGGGTTATACCTCCGTCTCAGGTCCCATTAACCAAACACCGTCCTGCACTGGATATCCAAGCGCCGATAAGGCATATGGCGGCGCTCACGGTTGTGCTGCTGATTATGTTGCAAAACTTTGTCAGTGAGCGATTTTAAATTCTCCTCGAATTTAAAATGAATTTTATGCTAATCAATGAGAAATCTACCAATGATCGTCAAACCTTCCAACAACACGTTTAGATTTAGCCAATGAGAGTAAAAACATGACAATCAGGACAAGCAACACAAGCACCGCTGCCAATAACAACACTTTCGCTGTCCCAGAAAGCATTTTCCTCTCACAGGTTCCAACACCATCCTTCATCGAACAAAATTCGTGATTTTTAGTATCACATTCTGTGCTGTCCTTGCAAACCTTTGCTGTTTGAAGCAACTTCTGCAAATCATCACCGGACTTACATGTTCCAACCAAACCCCTTTCTTTGTCACTCTTTACTTCGCATGTTTCACCATTTTTCCAATCACAGTCAAATTTATCAGAACATCCACCACCAGTAGGCGGATTTCCCACTTGAACACACGGGTTTTCACATTGTTCCACTGTTTTAGCAACGAGAGAATCACTGGGGCACATAGAATTGAGGTCATACCTGTTCATACATTCTCCGTCACAAAAAAACATATCAGGTTCAACCACACACTGCTTGCATTGATCCACAAGGGAAACGTCGGACCATTTTCCTTTCTTTGAACAATCTCCAAGATTTGGAGACGGTGCTTGCATAGGTTTCATGGGCATTTATCATATGACGACATTTTATTTAGTAAAACTGTAATCCAAATCGCGGTTTTTCTTTTCGCGATTTCATGAGCATAAACACAGCCACAAGGAGGACAATGAGCAGCAAAATATAGAGCCACATTTTCTTACTCTTCACATCGTCAAATGAAAAATTCTCAACAAAATTACCACCACTGACAGGGGAGTCGTTTTTTCTGAAATACATTTATTATTACACGCGAAATATTTTAATCGTTTTAACGATTAAAATCATTTGACGTAATTTCGCGCTAATTCAAAATTGCACAAAATTGTGTTCGTCATGATGGCGTTATCATAGAGTATTTTGTCTATGAAAAGTAAAAAGTCGTTGTGGCGTGTGTTTATCTCATCAATATGCCTCATTGTTTCTTGTTTCACGTCCAAAATATTTTTTAGCTCTGACTCTTGAACCGAAATCTGATGCAAAGTCTGTATATCAAGCTGAACACCCTGCATTCCAGTTGTCTGTCCCTTATTTTTTAGGTTTTTCAATTTCTTGACAATCACACCTTCTTTTTCGTTGCTCACTGTCAAAATCTTACCAAATTTTGCCAAATATGTCTGAAAATTAGTCATCTTTGTCCGAATTGATAACAAAAACTTTTCAAAATCACTTTTTCCTGACAAGAGTTTTGATATGATTGAGATATTTTCGGCCTGATTTTTTGTGAGGACCCTGTGTATTCCATTTCTGACAAAAACAATATCGTCCTGCATGTTAATGGTCTTCTGATAAAAATTTTTCAAGTCCACAACCACCAACAATCGCATCATGTTGTCAGAAATTGTGTAATTTTTTATCATATAACACACTGTTGTATTATCCTGTTTCACAACCGCCAAATAATCCTTATATTCTATGGCGATTTTTATTTTAACACTTGAGACACAATATTTTAGCCGGTTAATTTGTCTGTGCATGTCCTTGATTTCTACCTCATTCGCGTTCTTATCGCACCTCATCAAAATTGGGCGATTATATTTTTCGTCCAAATGATCAGAAAGTTTGTTCTTGTCCTTCTCGTCAAGGCTATATTTTGTCTCTATTTCGTTATAGCTCAATTCCATGTGCAAATCATCACGCTCATCGGCATACTCAACTTCGGCTCTCGTTTTGAGGCTGTTTACATCCATTTTCTTAATTCTGTAAACTTTGTACCTGTCGTCTGTCTTGATGGTGTATTTTGACGGTATGTATACCAGAAAAAATTCAGAGGTGTTCATGCTGACAAGAGAAATGTAAACACACATGTCGTCAATAGAGAAAATCTCTCTGATTATGTAACCCTTCTCAGAAAATAAGTTTTCTAATTTTTTAAACGACAACATTTTATATAAACAAAAGAACAAACTTAAACAATTTATAAAGATGGCAAACAGAACAAACCAACCAAGCACAATGTTTTCCTTTTCAACGACATCAGATTACGATCTGATACAGGGTCTAAATGCGGTCGATATTCAGCCATCAGCAGAGGAAATCAAAATCGCCGACACTATTTTTAAGGCAAAAAATGTCGCGATAAATATGCAAAACGACATCAAGGAAATAGTCGTCATAGCCGTTCTTTTTGTAATTTTTTCCTTACCACAGACAGAAGAAACTATCACGCGACTTTTACCATCCCTTAAAAATTTTCCATATACCATCACAGTCATAAAGATTTTGTTGGTAGTAATTTTCTTCTGGTTAGCTAAGAATTTCGCTCTTTCAAGGGTGTGATACGCACGTCATCCGTAAAACATCCTTGTGGTCGTTTTTACCATTTTATACAGATACAGCTGTACCAAAAGACTGACCACTATCACTGAAATAACAGACCACATCAGAACTTTCCGCAAACACACCCTTTTCTCTGTAAATCCGTCCACAGTGACATTCTTCAGAATAAAAACAGGCCTAAATATGAGCAACAAAATAAAAACTGTCACGAATGTGCTCAATTGTATTGAATACGGTTTTATACAATTCATTAAATCGTGGCCACAAAAATTTGTAAACACAGGTTTGTCATTAACCTCTTTCAATCTGATGTCGTTTCCCAGCCTGTCATTCAGGCTCCTTATGGTTTTATCGTAATCGCTCATTTATCATTAATAAATTTAAAAATGATTTTTCCTGACACTATGTGTCAGGAAATTCAACATGTCGTATCTTACCGAGCATGAAAAATATGTGTGGGATGTTTTGCGTAATTATTCAGCAAAACATGGATTCGTTCACCACCAAATAGATTCCTTTGACCAGTACATTCATAATGGAATCCAACGTGTTGTCACAGAAGAACCACCAATCACAACGGTCTATCAGAAAAATCAGACGTGCACTGTTGTATTTAGCAACGTTTACATACCGTCACCATCTGTGATGGGAGAAAATCGCATTGCACGGAACATATATCCATCAGAAGCGCGTGACAGGGATCTTTCATATGATTCACCAATTTTCGTTGATGTAACAGAAACAATAACAGAAAAAACCGGTGAATTGGTGTCCACTAACACATATAACAGAGTTGTGATTGGGAGAACGCCTATAATGGTGCGCTCAAGTGTGTGCAACCTGAGAAAATGTTCCTACAGTGAGGCCATACAATCAGGAGAATGTCACTATGATCAGGGAGGTTATTTTATCATAAGAGGCAAGGAGCGTGTTCTTGTTGGACAAATTCGGTCCGTCTATAACCACATCATAGTTCTCCCTCAAAAACCAAACGAAAAATACAAATATGTCGCGGAAATCAGGAGCATGTCTGATGAAACAGGTCATTCTGTTTTAGTTCAGGCAAAAATCGGAAACGATGACAGGACCGTCGTTTTTTCTCTTCCATACATCAAGGAAAACATTCTTGTCGGAATTGTGTTTAAGGCATTGGGTTTCTGCGAAGAATCACAAATTGTTAACTTCATTGGAACATTTGACCCGAGGACGCAAAAATATCTCAAATTAATTATTCGCGACAGTTTTTTCATAGACGACCGACAAAAAGCCCTGAAATACATAGGCCAATATTCCAAACACACGATAAGAGAACATGACAGGGAAAGTTACGCAGATCAGGTTGTTCAGACAGAACTTTTTCCCCATCTCGGAATTTCAGCAACGACAAAGGAAAAGGCGTATTTTCTTGGTTACATGGTAAGGAAATTACTTCACACTCACATTGGCATACGTTCTGACGACGACAGAGACAACTATGCAAACAAACGCATCGAAATGTCAGGTGTTTTGTGTTGTGAATTGTTTAGGACCCTCTATAAAAGATTTCTAAACACAATCAAACTTCAACTTGAGAAGAAAAAACGCGTCAAGGGAGACATACTTTCTGTAATTTATACCAACATGGGAATAACACTTGGACTGAAAAACAGTTTTTCTACTGGAAATTGGGGGGCACAGAAAAATTCATACATACGCACTGGGGTGTCACAAATTTTAAGTCGTCTAACATTTGGCGCGACACTTTCTCATTTGCGTCGTGTCGTAATTCCGATTGGAAAGGAGGGAAAAAATACAAAAATCCGTCAAATTAATCCATCACAAATTATGTTTTTGTGCCCAGCAGAAACACCAGAGGGACAACTTGCCGGAATTGTTTTGAACCTATCGTTTCTCACAAAAATAACACACAGAACACCGACCATCATAATCAGAGAATTGTTGGAGAAAAATAAAAATGTGACACTGTTGGATAATTACGAAAAAATAAGCACTAACATGACAAATGTTGTGCTCAACGGCATAATCATTGGTTTCACAAACGACACTGAAATTTTGGTAAATGAACTGAGAGAATTACGCAGAAAGGACATTATACCGATGGACGTGTCTATCTCGTATGATAAAGTGGATGATGAGGTGCGTATATTTTCTGATGATTGTCGCCTCCTCAGACCTGTATTCACTGTGAAAAATAACGAACTTTTAATTTCTGACAAATGCAACACAGATTGGGACAAACTTGTTGAAAATGGATACATACAATATCTCGACAACTCGGAGGTTGAAAATTCAGTCATTGCAATGTTTCCACATGAATTAAGGCAATGCAGGTATGATTATTGTGAAATCGCTCCGGCAATGATGCTTGGTGTAATGGCGTCAATTATTCCATTTCCAGACCACAGCCAATCACCACGAAATTGTTACCAATCGTCCATGGGAAAACAGGCCATCGGTGTTTTCACACTCTCTCACAAAATTAGGGCAGACACAATTTCATATGTTCTCGATTATCCTCAAAGACCATTGGTTGGAACGATGCCGTCTGATTTTATGGGTTTCAATGACATGCCGTCTGGAATTAACGCGATTGTGGCCATTGCCTGTTACGGGGGATGGAATCAGGAGGATTCTGTTATACTAAATAAGAGCGCCATAGAACGCGGATTGTTCACCGTCACATCATACAAAACACTGACGGAGGAAGAGAAAAAGCGTGGATCAAACGCGTCAATTGAACAGATATGTCTACCGGTGAAGGAAAAGAGAAAGGAAGAATTTGACTATTCTAAACTTGCCGAAAATGGAATTGTGCGTGTCGGTTCTCGTGTCAAAAAGGGTGATGTCGTTGTTGGAAAAGTTGTCATAAAAACTTCTAAACAGGCAAAAGATGAAATAACCGATTGTAGCATGGCGATACGAAGTGGAGAGGAAGGCACCGTTGATCGCGTTGTTAACATGACAAACGCCAATGGTCACAAAATAGTAAAGGTTGTAATTAGGAACAGTCGTGTGCCAGAAGTTGGCGACAAATTTGCATCACGTGCTGCACAAAAAGGTGTATGTGTGGATGAAAATACCCTTGTCTCACTCGCATCTGGTGTGTCGAAAAAAATAAAGGACATAGAAATTTCTGACAAACTTTGGGGATGGGTTAATGATGGTCTAATCACAAACGATTGTGTTTCAAGGACACAAGTGGGAATAAGAAAAACCCTAAAAATCACCCTCAAAACAGGCGACGAAATTGTTTGCACTCCGGACCACAAAATTATGACAAAACATGGGTGGATAGATGCTGGGTTGCTCACACAGGACGACGAAATAGCATACGGAATGCCCTTCGCAGAATTAAAACGGGATTATGAAAACTCATGGAATGTAGACATGACAGGGACATCACCTCCATTTCTCTCTTTAAAAGACGACGAGAGCACACTAAAGTCAATGGCGTTTTTCCGTCTGATCGGTCTCGTGACGGCGTGTGGATACTTTCAGACAAACGGGGGTTTGTTCGTTCCCCTTCGTTCCCTGTTGGATGTACATTTTGTTAAGGAGGATGTGAAACTTTTCACCAAACTTGAGGGTTTTGTATGTGAGATTGAAGGAACACACATGTATTTTTTCCCTCCAGAAATGTTTAGATTTCTGATAATTTTCTGTGAAAAAGAAAAATGGTTGTGGCTAACACAAAATTCTCCCGATTTTCTTGTATATGAATTTTTGGGAGCCTTCATTGGTAGAAGTATGAACCTGTCCGTTCATCATAATGGGTTATACGACATACAGATATCAAGTAAAAATCTCATCAACTGCACGGTTGCCGAAATTTTGTGTATATTCAAAAAATTGGGTATTATGACTGCCGTCATTCACATCACAGAGGAGGTGAAAATAATACAATTCATATACACATTTTCGCTGTTGAAAAAGATCACCCTGAAATACAATATCAGGGACAGTTTTATGATTTCGGCTTCACAATTATACTGGAAAATGCGCCAATTTATGTATGACAAGGGTAATGACAACGATGACTATAACAACACTATCCAAACACCAAAAAAATGGTTTAACACAATTGGAGTGAAAAACCACACAATCGACAACACAAACCCCAATGTCCCATATTTATTCATTCCCATTTTTTCGATACAAAATGACGAAGAATTTCGCCTCGTGTATGACATCACTGTGAAAAATATGAGCTCATTTATAGCGAATGGCATGGTCGTTCACAACTGTGGTATGGTTTTTGGTCAAGAGGACATGCCATTCACTTCAGAGGGTATGGTTCCTGACATCATTATCAATCCCCATTGTTTGGCAGATGACCATGAAATCCTCACAGAGCATGGATTTATGAACTGGAGTGAAGTTAAGGAAGGATGTGAACATAAAACACTTCGTGTCGCAGGATATAACCACGAAAGCGGACTTCTTCTGTATGAACACCCGAAATCGTTCATCTTTAACGAGACCAAGGAACGTGACATGATAGAATTCACACATGTGGATGAGGCGAAAAGATGGCGTGAAGAAGGGAATGAAGAAAGTGACATCATAGGCAATGGTGTATCACTTCTCGTTACCACAGACCATCTAATGTTTGCCAAAAGGGGAAAAAAATGTGACGGAAAATTTATCGAATGGAATGGAATACACAAAAACTCTCAACACACCATAACTGACTATCGAAAATTTAAGGCAAAAGAATTATTGCCCATTGACGAAAGTGATGTGGTAAAATTTACGGGAAAAGCACGATCTGGTTACGTCGGTGAAGAAAACCCAATACCCTTCGCAAGTAAACTCTGTTTGGATTCGCCCGAAAAAATGACAGCCTTTTGCGAGTTGTATGGTTATTGGTTGGGTGATGGAAGTTTAAAATTTAGAAGAAATTGTATCATAATTCCTGTTAAAAAAACAGACGACAATTTGCTGCGACAACGATTTGACATACTTTGTCTTGAAGAATCGGTTGATTATGAATGCAAAATTGTGAGAGACGAAAAAACACCGGATTACTTTCGTTGGGAAATCACAAATGAGAAATGGTTTGACGTATTTTGTTCTGAGTATGAAGAACACAAAAACGACATCAAACCTGAGTCAATTGTGTCAGCAAAATTGATGATGAAATGTGTATGGGATTTGCCGTGTAATTTGGCTCGGTCACTTCTTTCTGGCATTCATTTCTCCGAAAAATGTAACCAAAATGTGATACACACAACATCAACAAGATTTCGCGATGAAGTTGTGCGTCTTGCTTTACACGCTGGTCATTCCGTACATTTTGTCACACATCATGAACAGGGTTTTGTCAGTGAGCCCAATGTAATTCCTCGAAATAATTTGTGGAGTGTTTTTTATACTGATAATCCAAATGTAAGTGAACCCATTCTTTGTTCGAAACGTGACATAAGGGAGAGAAAATACAATGGAATGACATGGTGTGTCGAAATGCCGTCTGGATTTATCATAACACGAAGAGCTGTCAGAGATGGAGCGGGAAATGTCGTTAAAGCATCACGCGCTTCTATCGTCTCAAATTGTGTGATTTCTAGAATGACGATCAATCAATTGATGGAGTGTGTTCTTGGCAAATCTTGTTCTCTTGAGGGAACATTTGGCGATGCAACACCATTCACCAGTAACAGTGACGATGTGTCGGAAAAAATTTGTAATCGACTGTTGAAGAATGGATATGAACGACATGGTTGGGAAACATTGTATAACGGTATGACAGGTGAGCCTATGGAGGCTAAAATTTTTATTGGTCCTACATACTACCAAAGGTTAAAACATCTTGTCTCAGACAAAATACACGCGCGAGCTCTGGGTTATGTGACAACATTGACAAGACAACCCCTTGAGGGAAGAAGTCGCGATGGTGCACTTCGCGCTGGTGAGATGGAACGCGATAATCTCATAGCCCACGGTATCACAAAATTTCTTAATGAACGCCTTTTCACACAATCTGACCCATATCAAGTAGTCATCTGTTCCAAATGTGGAAATTTTTCGACAACCTCTGGTGAATGTAGAGGTTGTAACACTGACGATGTCAGGCGCATCAACATGCCATACGCCGCAAAATTACTATTCCAAGAACTACAGTCAATGGGAATAAAAATTTCTATAAGATGACACATCTCATACCCTTGAAATGAAATAATAACGAGTATTTAGGTTCAACTTTTATACCTATTTTTACAGCTTTCAATAGAAGCTGTAAAAATTTTCATCAGGGAAAAAATTACGCGAAAACATAACAAAAGTTATCTTTCAATAAAGAAAAAGACAACAATGTCAGCAGGAGGATTATCATATAGTGCAATTACCAATTATGGAAGAGTAACACTTCCCTCTGTTGAAGGAGGGTTCGGTTCAATGAATATACTTCGCGATCCACCCAAATCTATTACAACACGACGCATAGACAAAGTGGGTCAAACGAGTCTAATCACAGATATGGTCGATGAATCACACACGAGATCTTGCGAAAACATCCGTCAATTCGCGCTGGGTATTAATCCATTTGTCAGTGTTTCCTACACAAATGAGGGAAACAACGGAGGACAACGAACCAACGGACTGTCATATTCAAATCAAGGTAAAAATGCATACCCACCATACACGGTTATGCGTGATGGCGCATTTCGCCCACCTGTTCTTCGTCAAGAGCAACTCATGCCTCTCTCAAGACAACCGCGAATTTGGACACAGGCCACAACTAATCCTGACTTTCCTGACTTTTCCAAGAAAATGCGAACATGTATGGAAAATGGTCGTGAAATCCGAAATGATGTGTTGCGTGTCGATGTTCGCCCGACGGTAGTTTATACGATGGAAAAACCGATTGAGGAACCGTTCGAGGTAAAATATGTCATACAGAATCCCATCCACATCAGTGGAAATTCTGGTATGAGGACTTTGGATATTACCGAACAAAAAGTTCAGGAACCAAGCAAGGGAGTGTATGATGACAAGACGCACACAAGCGCGTTCAGTAATCCATCCCACAATGTCCAGATCATTACCGAACAAAAAGTTCAGGAACCAAGCAAGGGAGTGTATGATGACAAGACGCACACAAGCGCGTTCAGTAATCCATCCCACAATGTCCAGATCACATACATTGATGATATCATGGACATGTCCGATATCAGAACAAAGGACAAAATTAACATAACTTATCTGACACAACTCAGTGGAAATGAGAAAACCGATTACATACACGGTGACATAGAGCTCACCAGAAAATTGCCCGAATACAACACAACGACAAACAAAGGCATGGACATTCACAGACAGGCAAAATATGACAACGAGATTACACTTGAACGAAATGTTCCAAATTACTCAGTCCACACAAACACTGAATCAAGGCGAACGGGTGGTGATTCCCAACCAACACGTCAATACAGACTAAATGAAAAAATATCAGTCGGAGGTATGGAGGGTAAGGCTGGTGTGCCAACTTCGGAGCGTTCTACAGGGGTTGAAAATGAGGAGGCTGGGACAAGGCGATTTAATGTAAACAAATTGGCCACAGAGATGAGCATGGAACGGTACAGACGTTGAACCTGTCATTCCATCATGTCTATATAATCAGACGCAAACTAATGAAAATTCATTGATAACATTGTTATCAATGAATTTAAAAATCGCGTCATAGAATAAATGTCATTTGAAATCAAAAAAATTGACAAGTTTGTCGTCAAAACCATCGAGGAAACAAAGTTGTGCACAGAGAGAGAAATGATGATGTTTGACCCCGACAACATTGATTTATCCCTTCTGCGCAAATTGATCAATAGTGAAATCCTCAGTTATTCGGAAACCAAGGCGCTTTTGTGTCTTTTTCAGACAATTTTGCAGAAAAACAAAATTTCCGTAGAAAATTTTCCAAAACTTGACAGCAAAATATCCAAATATCTAATCAATTCACAGAAACTAATTGTAACAAGCATACAGGGTATGATTCTTTACATCGACATTGCCGCTAAGGGTAACAGAATTGTCCTCAAACGAACAAGGACGATGGATATAAAATCTACACAGAGGGAATATATCATTGGTATAAAAAGTATCAATCCCCTGAGATCACTAACACCGTGTTTCGCTGTCACACTTGGCGGATTTTCATGCAGTGGTGATGATATTTTTATTGATTCAGGACAAATATGCACACCGGACAACACTGGCCCCGAATCTTTTTACGTCATGATGGAAAATGTGAAGGGAAAGACGTTTTCTGATTGCATTGCGGATGGAATGAATGAGTCAAGATTTATGAGAAATTTTATCGCAATTCTTCTTAGCCTTGAAATTGCCCAAAGAAAATGTTGTTTCACCCACTTTGATTTACACCCCGGAAATGTCATGATGAAACCATACCCAACCAGTGTCGAGATACACATGTTTAACGACACATATAATTATGTGGCGAAAATTTCCGATGAATTACCCGTCATCATAGACTACGGTTATTCATTTTCCGTTGTTGATGGTTTTCCACTGGGAGAGGTTGAAAAATGTCCAGTTGGACCGATAGGCAATTATATGGTCCCATGTTACGACATTTATCGTTTCCTCACAGCGTGTGTCTATCATTTTGCCCTCAGAAAAAATTTTAGCCTCTGTGATTTGATATTGGGAATGTTCAGTATTTTCCCTGTTGATGAGTATAAAATTTTCAAAAAATACATCGCACTCAAGGCGTCTAAAAATAATGCAATCCAAAATTATTTGGATCTGGTTTCAAAGCCCATAGATGATTTTTGCATCAAAGTCGCGACCTCTTCTCCGTTTATAACCCCTCTCAAATTTATTAAGGAACTGAATAAAATGTATCCATACATTATGTCGCAATTCCTGACAATATTTCATCGCTCATCATTGGGAATCACGGCAATCGACACATCGTCAAAAATTTACTGTGACCTGTTCAAATGTACAAATGTGGACAAAACCGATGAACTGCTGAAAACGTGTATCACGAAACAACCCAGTTACATTCTCAACCTGTACAATATGTATCTGCTAATCAAATACAGGGAAAACTTTTTTAGCAAAGAAATATCCAACATACTTGTGGAACAAGAGGAGACAATTAAGAAAAAAAACAAAGAAATGTTGAAATATGACGAAATTGTCTTCAGAAACGGTGTGGAATACGACTTTGTCAGAATGTTTGACATAGATGAAAATTCTTTGACCCCGATTTACATAGTGGGTCTCAAATTTGACGAAGCACGGAAGAAAATAGCCATAGAATCTTACCGTAAATATTCTCCGCGTGTAAAAGAGTTGTACGAAAATTTGGTGCTCTTTGGAAAATATCTCGACATTTATTACACAATTATTGAAATGGGGCAGAAAGACAGAGCAGAATATGCAAAATTTATAAACAACATGGCAAAAACAATTTCAACCGTAAGTCAGAAAAATTTGGACATTATCAGACAGACCCATAGATGGTGCCTGTCACTCGAACAATTCTACAAAATTTAGGCTCAACATCATACCGATAAATTTTCTTTTTTCATAAAAAAGAAAATTACACATTTGCCATCAAATCCTTGGAAAATACAAACAATACAAAAAACGCTGTCATCAGTATAACAATTGAAGCTATTCTGCCAGTTTTTAACGTCCCCGCTGATATATGAACAACATTTTCAAATTTCTCTGGATCGGTTTTTGACGCATTGTGAAGGTAATTGAGGACAAAAAAGTTCAAGGTGGTCACCATTATCAGGACAGTGGTCAAAAATAGGCACAAAAGTTTTTCGCTCATTTATACATACAATGAGAAATTTTTTAACAAAGAACAAACAGTATAAAGAACAGCCAAATAGGAGAAATGTCCATCTCTTCTGATATACAAACACTTAATCAGCTTAACGCTGAGATCAAGCGCACTCGTGTTATTCTCAAAAATCTTCGCGAACAGGCGAAGAATACAGAGGCAAATATTATCACATACCTAAAGAGCAGGGAACAGAATGGTGTAAAATATCAGGGCAAGGCCATTGTTCTGGAAAACAGGCCAAAAAGTACCATCAGAAAAAAGTCGGAACAAGAATTGGACTCAATTGACATACTGGAGTCGCACGGTGTTAATGATCCACGTCGTGTCTTAAAGGAACTGTACGGAGTGAAAAGGGGAAACCCACACGAAGTCGAGGTCTTAAAATTTCTTCCCCTAAAGAAGAATTGAATTTCGAGATTTATATATGTGGCCATATATATAAATGACTACAACAAGCCATTTACAGGCAAAACCTGATTATTTTACAAGCCGTGAGAAATGCCTTGAATCTGAACGCGAAAGGAGAACACTGACAAATCCGCGATACAGGGGTTTTGATCAGACACATTTTACTGCTGGAGACATAGAGCAATTTCAAGAGTTCAGAGATGAGGTAAATGGAAGGCTATGTAAACCAGAAATTGATTTGTCCAGAAACATTTTTCGCGATCTTAGGTATAATTTCTGGTCAAAGTACACAAACGCCAACGCGCTTTCACCATTGGACACCTTCAAATACGTGTTTTACAAATTTAAGAAGGGTATTTTTGTAAAAATTTTGAACGGAAAATTGGACGTGTTTCTCCCATTTTCGAACGCAAGTTTTGAAAATGAATGGAGTTCGCACATAAAGGTAAATCCTCGGTATGAAAATATCGCAAAATTTATGGAACACATATCTTCCATGGAGGGGAGACGATTTAACCCGACAAAGGTCAATGGTGATGTGCGATCATGGTATGGCAACAATTGCCTTGTCAGGTACGAATTCCCTATAAACGAGGGAGAATCCAATGTCGCGTGTGTGAAAAATTTACTTGAGGAATTATGCCAATCACGAGAAATTCCTGACATGGAATTTTTTATCAACAAACGCGATTTTCCTGTGCTGACAAGAGACGGAACCGAGGCGTATAATAATCTCTGGGATTCAGAAACACAACCACTTGTCTCTCACAATTATGGTGCATATCTTCCCATATTTTCCATGTCAATCACAGACAGATTCGCCGATGTCCTGATGGTCACATGGGAAGACTGGACCAGAGTACAGAGCAATGATGGAAAATTTTTCAGCAACAAATGTGCACAATATGATACAAATGATGAAATACCATGGAACAAAAAGAAACCAACTGCCGTGTTTCGCGGTGGGACAACAGGATGTGGAACCACAATCGACACAAATATGCGCCTGAAGGCTTGTCACATTTCCGCACAGGGACTTAAGGACAAAAATGGTGTGCCCTATCTCGATGCTGGAATTAACAAATGGAACCTCAGGCCGCGAAAAATACAGGGAAATCCATTTTTACAAACAATTGATGTTCCATCCCTTACTTTTGGCCTGTCTAACACACTCACACAACAAGAACAGGCGTCACATAAATACATACTCAACGTGGATGGCCATGTGACAGCATTTCGCCTGTCCATGGAACTGAGTTATGGTTCTGTTGTTCTTCTCGTAAAATCACCGTGGAAAATATGGTACAGTCATTTGTTGAAGCCGTATGAACATTATGTGCCAGTGGAGGATGATCTTTCAGACCTGATTGAAAAAATTAAATGGTGTCATGAGAATGACGAAAAATGTGAGAAAATTGCGAAAAACGCGCGTGATTTTTACGACACATACCTGTGCAGGAAAAGTATTCTCGATTACATGCAAAAAATCCTGATAGATGCTAAAAATGTCAGCGGTGTGTATGTGTACAATGTCATTTCACCGCTAAATTATCAGATAAAAATAGAGGAAAAGTTTCTGTCCGAACTTAGGGCTCCGGAGACAAGAAAAACATCGACCGACATCAGTGTGATACCCTACACAAACAGAACACACAGCCTTCTGAAAGGTCTTGAATATGTAACCACATTGGCGATCACAGAAAATTCTTTTGAAAAAATCGCTCAATACAAGGGAGACATGTTTAAGAGTAAGACAAGCGCAGTGAGGAAATTTGACTTTGTTGGTTTCCCCGTCGCAGTGAAATCCACTAATGACGCGCAAAAAATGAAGGAAAACATACACGAAACATACATTGGTCTGAAATGTATTAATTCACTGTCAATGGTGTGTCCAAATTTTTCATATATATTTGGAACATACCAGAAGGATGGGACACAAAACGTTATAGTCGAGCACATCGATGGTAGCACTCTTGGAGACTATATCCTTTCAAGGGAATTTAATTTTAGAACATTTCTGTCCATTTTACTACAAATATCAGCGGCTTTGTGTGTTGCACAACAAAAATGTTCGTTTGTTCATTACGATCTTGCCCCATGGAATGTTATGCTTAAAAAATTGGAAAAAGAAGAACAATTAGACTATGTCTTAAACCTAAAACAGATACTTAGGTTTAAAACAGACCTAATACCTGTAATCATCGATTTTGGGAAATCACACGTAATTTGTGATGACACACATTTTGGTTTCACACAAATGTACAAAACGAGCAGAATTCAGGACATTTTGACAATTCTGTCAAATTGCCTCCATGAAATTTTGTCTGTCAAGGAGACAACCATGGACACCGGTGACATTCTAAATCTCGCGAATTTTATGACGGGAACCAATTACAGACGCGAAAAATTCACAACCGTCGCGGAACTCAGAAAATTCCTCATCAGATCAAGAAAATATTTTACAATGCTTCATTCGGACAAACATCAACTCGAAAATTTGACACCATACAACTTTATCAAGCACATAAACGAAACATTTGCCAAAAAATACAAACTAAATTTTGGTTCTGTTAAAGAACGAACCGAATATTCCAATGTCTTCACTGGCAGACAGGTTTTCGACTTTATACTATCGAAAACAGTGGATGAACGCCTCTACACATACATGGTGGCAATACAGCGTATGAAAGGTTCAACATTTATACTGAAGGGAAACAAATTTGAATCATATTGTGCTGGACAGACACTTTACGCTTTTCTAACTGAATTACGAACGGGAATGGAGAATTACGCCACATCAGAACAATCGCGTTTCACCGTTCGGACAAAAATGGACCATGCAAGATATCTAAATATTTGCGATGAGACAATGCGTTCCCTAAAAAAAATGTATTCCGATATCCTAACAAAAACAGAGGCATCTGCATTCACATACGACAAATCTCTGTATGAATCAAACACAACACTAACACTCGCGCCATATAATCAGAACACATTTTTGTTACCGAATGAGGTTGAAAAAATACTCGGTTTAAAATTGCCACACACACAAAACCCGTCTCAATTTTTCTACACAGTGATGGATGCATTGACACACACGGGAATGTTTTCCCTATCAAAAGAGGACAGAGAATTTTATAAAAACAATTTTGACGTCCTTTTAGGTTCAAATCCCATACTGCTGACGAACAATATCGCAAACGGAAAAACTCTGATAAAAACAGCAAAAGAAATCTATCAGAAAAATGTCGATGCTATTTCGAGTGAAAAATGCGACACCACAGAAAAGTTGTTGTCTGTGTACAATAAAATAATTCAAATGGATTAAAATTATCTTCACATATTTCTTTTTCCTTTTTGTAATAAATGGAAAATTCCAAAGTCTTGATCATTATTCTTGTCGTCGCACTTTTGGTTGTAATTGCTGGTGGTGTGCTCAAATCGAAGAAACCAGTCAAGGAAGGGTTTCTGGGAAATTTGCCAAGCATGCAGACAAAAGTTTGGCGAAGCATGGGAAACCAAAAGGGTGATTTCTTCTCCATTCCCGGTCAATATCAGTCAATGCTCAGTCCACGTATGAATGCCGGAATTAATTATGGTGCAAATATCAGGTATAACGCTCCAGATTATGCCAATATGGCTGTTCCGTGTGATCCTCTTGCCCTAAGCGATATGGTTTCTGCCAGTCATGTAGCAAGTGAAAAACCCGTCCGAACGAGGGAGGGATATTGTGGAACAGGTTGTGCTTCTATTGGTTGCAAAAAGGGTGGCGGTTCTCCTGAGGGAACACGACCCTCTGGACCAATCGCCCCAGCTGATTATGCACCGGGTAATTTCAAGGCCGTTCGCGATTCACTTTATTCCGATTTTAGTGCTGATGAGGGTGTGTCTATGTTGCCAGTAGGTGACATGACGATGACCACCGCTCTCGGTGATGTGGTTCAACCCGTAATTTATGACAGATTTGTATATGCCAATCGTAACAATCGTCTGAGGAGTCAGGGTGATCCCATCCGAGGCGATTTGCCAATTGTTCCATGCTCATCTGATTGGTTTAGACCCTCTGTTCACCCACAGATTGACCTTCAGGCTGGTGCACTTAATGCCATGGGTGGTGTCCAGAACGACACATCGAACCAACTTGCTGGACTTGTTGCTGCGGCTTCTGCTGGAACGAGCCCATTTATTGGAGGTGTCAACATGGCCAATCAGTTTGACACCTCTCTTGGATCAGCATTTGCTGATGTGACGGTTTCATCCTTCCCATAATTTCTATTTAAAAACATCGGCCCCCTACATAAGTAACCAAAAAAATATCCACGACGAGCTTGACTACTCTCTTGAGAGGAAAGTTGATAGAGCATGTGGATATTCATGTGTGCACACATGATTGGTTGCTAAAAAAAATTTCATATGTTTGTTACAAAAACAAACATATGCTCAACATGACGTGTTTTTTGTGGAGAAAATTTTCCCGCTCGGTTCAGATATTCTGACGACGTTTATTCCCAGCGTGTTGAGAGAAAAATACAGATCCTCTGGTATGATCATTTTTTTCCCTCTGTCAGTATTTATCTCTGATGCTACTCTAATTATTCGGTCTATTTTGTTTCTGACAATTTCGTTTATGGCGTCCTGACAATCATCCGTCATTACCCTTACACCAGCCCTGTAAAATAATTTTGACAGTGATGCCGATGAAATGTGTAATTTTTCCTTTTGCATTTTATGAAAAGGAAAAATTTTTTAAGACAGTTTATATTCAACCGAATGAAACAATTTCGCGATAATATCGCGAAATTACATGCAAAAGTGTATATCTAAAGGAATAATTGACATCAAAAAATGTCGGAAACAAAAGACACAAAAAATAAACACAAATCGCGATATTTTGACACATACATTTTCAAGGTGTTCAAAATTATATCTGGAAAACATGGTATGACATCCAACGCTAAAAAACAACTAAACAGCGTCCTATGTATTCTCGCCAACATTATACAGGAAAGGTGTATGAAAATCCTCTCCGTGTCCAAAAAGAAAACAATAACCGTCAGAGAAATTATGTGTGCCATAAAATTAACCTTTTCTGGTAATTTACAGACAGCAATACTCAAGGAATGCGTCGAATCACTCACAAAATACGACAATTTGAATCAAACAAGTAACAGACGGTCAAAACACACGCGAATCGGTATGGTATTTTCACCCTCTGTTTCAGAAAAATTTCTCAGAAATTTTGGTCTGTGTAAGGCTCTCATTTCTGATAACGCTCCCGTGTGTTTATCGACCGCATTAGAATACATTTGCTTTGAAATTCTCTCGTCATCAATAAAATACATGCCTCAAAAAAAATCACGTCTCTCAATAAGGGAAATTTATTTAGGTATAAAAAATGATACCGAAATGAACACATTCTTTGTCAATCATGGTATATATCTGATAGGAGAAGGTGTTAAACAAAATTTTTTCTCTGATTCTGATGAAAAAAATTGCAGAAGTCTCTGTGTGACCGATGAAATAAAAAAAATACAGGGTGTGTATGACTGCCTTTTCATATCAAAATCATTTTTCAAAAAATTAGTGCGATATTATGTGGTCAAACACACAGGTGCGACAAAACTTAACAAAAACATGGTCACAATTTTGCAATATGTCATTGAGAATTACATTGTGCATCTATTACAGGAATCAAACAGGTTGTCTATTTACACGGGAAGGAAAAAAGTCACCGGTGACGACATAAAATTTATCCTTTCCCTTACCGAAGGAGAAGAAATCACCGTCACGTGTGGCACATTCCAACAAAATGACAAAATACAGGAAGACGATTTCAGCGACATATCAGACGTAGAAAATTGTTAAGACTGTCCATCGCTATGAATTGATGGCAAAATTATACCAACACCACCAAATGCGCCAATGTCGCATTTTTGATCGCCTATTGACATAACGATATCGAATCCCTTTTCTGTCACTTTTTTTCGTGACAGAAGTTTTGCCCTTACCAAATCCGTTTCATCAGGATCTCTAAAATAAATTTCGTGATAACCGTTGATCCCATGACTTTCCAATTCATACATTGTGTATTCGACCACCATTTGTTCGTTCATTCGGTTCGTTATTATTACTGGTGTTATGCAGAGCATCTTAACATAATTGTAAAGTTCCAAGATGGGTTTGATTGTCGCACCAAAACTATTGATGAGAGTGTCATCAATGTCAAATATTACCGTCGGATTTGCCGGCATGTGCATTTTGTTGAGAATTTCCTTGGCACTGTCAACCCGTTCCCGTATCCTGTCATTTAATGTCATCCTTTCTCCTAATGCAAGATTTGAACAATGTTTGACACAATAGCTTTTTTAATTCACACCAAAAAGGTATGAATTGCATCAAATATACAATGCAGATCTTCTCTTAAATCGTTGCATTGCCATTGGTGCAAGCTGTAAGCATCTCCGCCGTGCTCTTGCAAACCGTGAA